AGCAACAGTAGCGAACCTTAATTTCTGCCACATATCGGTTGTTGGGAGGTACGACTTACCATCGGGGTAAGTAACGGTTTGCTTAACACCGTCAGTGTCAAAGACCTCTAGGTCGCCTGAACCACCAATAACAATATAACGCTCCTCAAAGTCACGGTTGATGACGTGTACCGAGGTGCTGTCGTTGCTACCAATGCTTGTGTTTAAGGCAGATACGAACTGTGTTGGTGGTCGCTTTTGTAACCCAGCGACAACTGAGGGATATGCGTTCTTCATCTCCTCACCAGATGTCCGCAGACGCTGTGGTGCTGGTTGTTGTGATACACCGCTAACGAGGTTGGAGACAGTAGTAGAAACTAATGGCATCTGATCACCTCTTAATACGCTGTACGGAATAGAATACGAGAAACCGAGGTGTTGCCTGTTAGCATATTATTGTCTTCAATTTCCATGTTCTCTGCCAACAAAGCAGCACGAGCCATGTCCTCATCAGAGGCGTTGAATGAAGAAATAGTACCGTTACCCATGACACGTTCTTGGTAGATACGTGCAGAACGGACTGCAATGTAGCGGCGAGCAATCTCTGGGAGTTCCTCGAAACCTAGAGCAACCACCATGTCTACCTGAACACTGTCTTCAAAGGTGTACGTGTGCTTCACTCGGTTATAAAGTAGACGACCACGAGCAACGAGGTCTGTGTTTCGGTCATCACCTGTCGTGTCCACGGATAGGACGTTAGCAGGTAGAACGAGATTTTTTGCTGTATTTGGAATTAGTTTATAGTTGAGTTCTGTGTTCCAGTAGAACCCGTGTGTCTGTACTTCTCTGGTAACTTGGCGAAGTAGGTCTCTCGCAAGAGCCGCATCAACTGTGATGCTACCAGTAATGGCACTCACTGGCGACTCGCCAATGTTAGCAAGGCAGACGTTGACAGCTTCGAGTTCTGTCGTTGGGGTCAAAAGAGTTGCCATGAGTTATCCCTGTAAATGTAAAAAAGGACCCCTCTAGGTTAACTAGAGAGGCCCATGATTTATTAAACCGCAGCGCGGAGTTCGATGATGCACTCAGGGCGCAATACACCGTGACCGACAGCCATCTTAGATACAGCAAGTGTACCTTGGCGGCGGATGTCATATTCCATTTCTGTGGCCATATCCATCAACTGAACTGTACCCAGAGCTTGACGCTGGATGATCAGTGCAGATGTGTCAGTAGCATCGACAGCATACTTAGCGTTGAAGTCAGGATACGCAGCGGCTGTAGAGTGATCTACGGCTACGTTGTTAGACTTAACGATAGTCATACCAGCTACGTTCATGACGGAACCGTCAGAGTAAGAACCGTTAGCACCAAAGTCACGGTTGATCAGCTTGTCGTCTTGTACGAGTGCGTAGTAGACGGAAGGAGATACAACAACGAAGCGCTCTGCTTCTGGTACGTTACGCTCATCGAGAGTAGCAGCGGCATCGTAGATGCCAGCAACGATCTGTGCAGTTGTTGGGGTAGTACCGATAGCTACTGAAGCTGCGGAACCTTGACCAGCAACACCAGCGCCGAGACCAGATGGGTCACGTGCAGCTTTGATTGCCATTGAAAGCAGGTTACGGTCGTATGTTTGTGCGAGAGCTTGACCCATTTGCTTCGAGTACTCAGAGCGCACGTCATAGTGGTTTTTAGCTTCATCGATGTTGGCAATGAATGTGTTGGAGATCAACAGGTCATCGATGGTGATGACTTTCTCGCCATGCTCGATGTTGTTGCCCAAGATTTCTGCACCAGCTGTGTGGTACTCAGCTACGGTCTTACCGATTGCTGGGAATTGAGCGGATTTACCGTTCTGGATAGAGCGGATACGTGTCTTCTCTTTCATTACCGTGTTGGCATTGAAAGTAGACATTACTTCGCCTGAGAAGACTTTCAAGAACAGGGCGTCAGTTGCACCTGTCAAGCCAGCCTGACCCACGCGGGATGGATTAGCATTAGTCATTTTGTTTCACCTTGGAAAAGAGTTTAGAAAGTTAGGTTGTCGTCTAACGTGTCCGTGTGCGCTCTTTCCGATAAGGTTATCCCTCGTAAGGGGCCTCAACGTATTCGTTTGCTTTGGTTGAGTTAGATGAAAAAATAGGAGTACCCGTGGCCTTTGAGTAATCCTTGTTTTCGCCACCCACTAAAAAGCGGCGTGGTGAGGAGGCCCTGAGGCCCCCTACTTTTTAGCCCTGTTTTCAGAGCTAGACATGATTTTCAAGTTGGATCGTGAGTTGTTAGTAGCGTTACCGTCAGAGTGATCAATGTCCTTACCAGATAGCTTGGACTTACCATGTTTACTGATCATCATTCGACGTGCTTTATTCCGAGAAACACGCTTCTTAACTTGCTCAGGACGGGCTTGGTACTTTTTATCGTACTCTGAATATACGCGTCCTGAGGCACTCATGATGTACTCTTCTTGATCTTCATATTATTAGGCTTTGCAGTTTTAGCAGCGGCCTTGAAGTTTGCAGCTGTAGGCGCACCATCAGAACCAGCCTTGCGCATCTTCTCGCCAGAACCGTTCTTGATACGCTTACGCTTTTTGTGGATGTTTTCGTATAGTGACATCTAGCTTCCTTATAGGATGTTAGAACGTCCCAACTTAGCCTCGACCTTAGCGCGGAACGCTGGGTCACTTTCGTAGGATGGATTTTGCATATCTGACATAAGCTGTTGAACGCTGTCGTAAGACCCACCAGTACCGCCAGACAAACTGCCAGACAGGTTACGTGTAGGTTCAATACCTTCACTGGCCTCACGCCGCGCTGCAATAGAACGAACAGACATTCGGATAGCGTTGAAGTCGTTGCTATCCATCATGCGGTTAAAGTAGTCGATCTCAGCGTCATCTAGGTTATCTGCGGCCCACGAGGTCAACTCTTGGTATCCCTCTTCGCCCCCTACCTCATTCATGATTGAGGAGCGTTGGCTTTCTACAGCACCTATTTGACTTTCAATGTAGCTATCAACGATTTCACGGGGAATACCTGCTTGCTCCAGCATATCATAGCTTTCAGCAGACAAGTCACCGTTGTCCCAGAACTCTTGAGAGAGGGCATCATAGTCCACTCCAGCTTGTTCTAGGTCTTCACGTGCTGCGTCCTCGTCCACGCCCTCATCGACCTGTTGGTCATTAGAGCTAAAGCGAGCCTCTAGTTCAGAGTACGCTTTGGCGAGGTCCTCAGGAGAACCGAACTTCTCAGGTAGCCACTCTGGGCGATCTGCATCACTCTGTTCTTCAATACCAGCATCCATTTCAGCGGCTTGCTCTTCCAAGCTAGGACCAGCTGTTTCTTCGGATGTGTCGATAACTACTTGTTCGACCATTATTGTTCACCATTTCCTGCGACAGCTTCACGGACTGCACCAGCAGCTTCTTTAGCAACTGGACCAGCGGCTGATTTAGCCATCTCTGCCATTTGCTGTTGCTGCATCATCTGCATCTGTTGTTGTCGTTCTTGTTGCATTTGTTCTTGAGATTTAATCAGGCCATCCATGTCGATACCCAGTGCAGTACCCACTCGCGTGATGTAATCATTCACGTTCATGAACTGCCCGACAGCCTCAGGTCCTAGCGGTGCTAGAGCTTGTAGGAACATCTGATATTTATTCATATCATGCCCACGCCCCAGAGCCTCAAGACCTGTAACGATAGTTGGATTTGCCACACCCTTAGGAAGTGCTGGCAGTTTCTTCTTCTTAGTCATCCGAGCAATGATACGGTTGACTAGAGGTAGCTGAAATTCTTGGCTCAAGATTGAGTAAACACCACCCAGTGCATCCTCAAGTTCCCCTGCCATGTAGCGAACTTCCTCAGCTGTTACTCGTTCCCCTGCACGTTGTACCGCAGAGTTCATGAGGAAAGCGAAGGATAGCCGCTCAGTAATTACAGAAGCTGTGGATGATGCAATGGACATATCAGCTTGCTTTTGTACCTGTAGGGTAGACACCTCAGCAGCGTTGCCCGACACAATAGCGCCGTTCTCAGCCTTAGAGATATCTCGCGCCCGTGTGGTGCCATTAGGTGCCACTAGGAACACGACCTTTGCAGATACGGCAGATGCCTCCAAGATAGCCTTCGAGAGGCCCTCTAGGGAAATCAAGTCACCGATATATTCTTCTACATAGGAACGTCCGTAGTCCTCACCATCGATACGTGTCCATCGAAGCGCCAACATAGGTGCTTTGTCTAATGGGTACTTACCATGGGAGTTAGGAACGATCATACCATCAAGCTCTTGATACAGGATGTATTTGTTACCTTCACGGTACATCTTTGTATAAAGGTTGATCTCATCCGTCTTATTGCTGTTTCCTTCGCTAGGTAGGTCTCCCTCTTTAGCGATCAGCATCTTCTGAATGTCCTCAGGCAATGTAGCCCGTGACATTGTTTCTTTTACGATAACCTCAATAACCTCGCCCATCGGGTCACGCTTCACGACATATCGGCTCAACGGGAATACCCGCGCACCACCCTCAGGTGGTAGATATAGAAGGACGTTACCCGCAACGATCAACTGCTTTAGCGCCTCAAAGATGGGAGACCGCATACCTGAGTTTTCAATCTCGGTCATGACAGCTCGCTCATACTTATTGAGTGCTTCATCAACCTTCGCCCTTGCGCCTTCTGTCTGTGCAAGCTCTTGGATCGTGAAATCATCAAGACGCATTGCAAAGAATGGGGCATTAGGGGGTAGAAGGGATAACAGTAATTTAGAGGCAAGGTTGTTCACGCCACGCGCACCGACACCCTGATAAGGCGTGTACAGTTTGCTAGAAGAGGTGTGACCTTCCTCTGGAACAAGAGAAGGGATGGTTAGTTTAGCCGCTTCTCTTGCTCGCTCTAAATATGTCGTTCGATGTGAGGAAAGGTTCTCGTACTTCTTTGCGCAAGCTGCGTCACCTGTATGCACGATTCACCTCTTCAGTGTTAACTAT